CTGATAACCAATCGGCTATCTGCCCGGACTGTGGGACTCGACAGGCTATGGAAGCTGCCAAGTTGAAGCCGGAGACGCAGGAGAAAATCATGGACATGATTCACGCAAACGAATAAAACTGCAACGCACAATTACTGAAACACAGCCTATTTCGTTCATAACCGGCACGGTGATTTATCCTGAATCACTCTGCGCGGTATGAAGGGAATGGGCTTTCTTTATGTAAGTTTAGGAGGGTATCTATTATGTCGAATTTCAAAAGCAAAACTCTTACAATCGCAATGCAAAAGCTTTGCCATGAGCTTGGAGAAGAATATCAAATCACATTTGACAGCATGCTGAATGATTTCTTCATTTGCAAAAAGCTTAGGAACAATTACCGTGTGTTAATTGGCTGCCTTGAGCCTCGATACAAAGGAGACAGTGCTTCAATCTATCTTGTGTGCGATGATGACAAAAACAGCCCGTGCGGATTCAGCATTAAAAGCATTGATAATGATATCAAGTTTTGCGACATTGCAAAGCAGGTAGACAAAATCACTCGCAAAATTATGCCGAAATTGCTGTAATAGCAAAATGGCCGACTTGGTGAAAGGAGGTGGCCACCGGAAATGGTGCCAGAAAACCGCAAACTCAAACATTATACGCCGACCCGTTTTATGGCGGCCGATTCCCATTATGACAAGGCAGCCGCCGACTACGCTGTGGATTTTATTCAGAATCTCAAGCACACAAAGGGCATTTTCATGGGTGAACCGTTTGAGCTTATTGATTGGCAGGAGAAAATCATCCGAGATATCTTCGGCATCCTTAAACAGACTGGATATCGCCAATTTAATACAGCCTACATTGAGATAGCGAAGAAGCAGGGCAAAAGTGAGCTTGCTGCTGCCGTTGCGCTGTATATGCTGTGTGCCGACGGTGAAGCCGCTGCCGAATGCTATGGAGCTGCCGCCGACCGAAACCAGGCGCGCCTTATCTATAACGTCATGGTTTCCATGATTCGCCTGTGTCCCGCGCTCGACAAACGCTGTAAAATCATCGAATCCCAGCGCCGTATCCGGTATCTGCCGACCAACAGCTTCTATCAGGTTCTGTCCGCTGAGGCATACCGCCAACACGGACTGAATGTGCATCTGGCCTGCATTGATGAGCTTCACGTCCAGCCGGACAGACGGCTTTATGACGTTCTCACCAAAGGCGCGGGCGCGGCGCGCACTCAACCCCTCACGTTTGCAATTACCACGGCTGGGGATGACCAGAATTCCATCTGCTATGAAGTGCATTCCAAGGCTGTGGACATTATCGAGGGACGCAAGGTTGACCCGTCTTTCTATCCTGTTATCTATGCTGCCGCGCCGGAGGATGACTGGACAGACCCGGAGGTGTGGAAAAAAGCGAACCCATCCCTCGGCATTACGGTGCCAATGGAGAACATGGTCGCAGCCTGTGAGTCGGCCAAACAGACTCCTGCGGAGGAAAACAGCTTCCGCCAATTACGTCTTTCGCAGTGGGTCAAGCAGGCTACACGATGGATGCCAATGGACAAGTGGGATGCGTGTGCGTTCCCTGTAGATGAGGAATCGCTGGAAGGCCGCGTCTGTTACGCAGGCCTTGATCTGTCCTCAACAACAGACATTACAGCATTCTCGCTGGTATTCCCGCCTCTTGACGAGACGGATAAATACCAGATCCTCTGCTACTGCTGGCTGCCGGAGGAAAATTTACCCCTGCGCGTGCGGCGCGACCATGTGCCGTATGACCTCTGGGTCAACGAGAAATATTTCATGACAACGCCTGGCAATGTCATTCATTACGGCTTCATCGTCAAGTTTATCGAGCAGCTCGGTGAGCGGTTCAATATCCGTGAGATAGCATATGACCGCTGGTCGGCCACCTATGTCTCACAGCAGCTTGAAGAGGATGGATTCACGATGGTTCCTTTTGCCCAGGGATTCCGCTCCATGAACGAACCTACGCAAAACCTCATGAAGCTGACCTTTGAAAAGCGCATCGCCCATGGCGGCAACCCTGTCCTGCGCTGGATGATGGATAATGTCTGCGTGCGCACTGACCCCGCGGGCAATATCAAAGTGGATAAAGCTCGCTCCACGGAAAAGGTGGACGCTGTGGTCGCTACCGTTATGGCTCTTGACAGAGCGATCAAGTGCGGGGCCGGGGAGAACGAAGGCGTGTACAGCCGGGACGGGATTTTGTTTTTATAATTAATGCTGCCCTCTACACGCCCATTATACACCCGACACCAAAGAAAGGATAGATGCTCCCATGAAATTATTTGACTTTTTCAGACCAAATGGCCGAACAGAACGCCTCGCGGAAGACCGTACAGCGGGCAGCGCCTTTTCATTCTTCTTTGGTGGTTCCTCATCCGGAAAGGTTGTCAATGAGCGCAGCTCCATGCAGATGACGGCTGTTTATGCCTGTGTGCGTATTTTGGCCGAATCGGTGGCCGGACTTCCGCTGCACATTTACCACTACTCCGACAGCGGAGGCAAAGAAAAAGCCTACGGCCATCCGCTGTATTTTCTGCTCCATGACGAACCGAACCCGGAGATGACCTCTTTTATCTTCCGCGAAACGGCCATGACGCACCTGCTGCTTTATGGCAACAGCTACTCCCAAATCATCCGCAACGGCAAGGGCGAAGTGGTTGCCCTTTATCCGCTTATGCCGAACCGGATGACCGTCAACCGGGATGAGAATGGACAGCTCTATTACCAGTATCTCGTCTCTACTGACGATGCGCACACCTTGAAAGGCAGTACCGTCACGCTTATGCCGCAGGATGTGCTCCATATTCCCGGCCTCGGCTTCGATGGTCTGGTCGGCTATTCGCCCATTGCTATGGCAAAGAATGCCATCGGCCTTGCAATCGCCACTGAGGAATATGGGGCCAAATTTTTCTCCAATGGCGCGACGCCGGGCGGTATCCTCGAATATCCGGGTGTTGTGAAAAATCCAGAAGCTGTGCGCGAAAGCTGGCAGAAAGGATTCGGAGGCAGCGCCAATTCCAGTAAAGTGGCTGTGCTGGAACAGGGAATGAAGTACACGCCCATCTCGATTTCGCCCAACGAGGCGCAGTTTCTGGAGACAAGGAAATTTCAAATCAACGAAATTGCACGCATTTTCCGAATCCCGCCGCACATGGTAGGTGATTTGGAACGTTCGACCTTTTCCAACATCGAACACCAGTCTCTGGAATTTGTAAAATACAGCCTGTCGCCATGGCTGGTGCGCTGGGAACAAGGACTTTCGCGGGCGCTGCTGACACCCAAGGAGAAGAAATCCTACGTCATAAAATTCAACGTGGACGGCCTGCTGCGCGGCGACTACCAGAGCCGCATGAGCGGATACGCAGTCGGCATCCAAAACGGCTTCATGTCGCCGAACGATGTCCGTGCCCTGGAAAACATGGATTTAATTCCAGACGAGCTGGGCGGAAACCGTTATCTTTGTAACGGCAACATGATCGATATCGGCAGCGCAGGAAAAGGTACAATGGGGCAAGACAAAAATGAGGAGGGAAACCGAAATGAATAACACAAAACCGCATTTCTGGTGTTGGAGCAATAAAGCCACCGCACCAGCGAACCCGCCTGACAATGACGGGCGCACCCTATATCTCAACGGTACGATTTCCGCTGAAGACTGGTTCGATGACGACATTACTCCGCAGCAGTTTCGCAACGAACTGTTCTCTGGCAGCGGAGACATTACCGTTTGGGTCAACTCTCCGGGAGGTGACTGTACGGCTGCGGCCCAAATTTATAATATGCTCAAAGAGTATCCGCACACAGTCACTGTCAAAATAGACGGCATAGCGGCATCGGCTGCATCTGTAATCGCTATGGCGGGCGATACCGTCTTGATGTCACCGCTCTCGCTCATGATGCTCCATGACCCGCTCACTGTGGCGGTAGGCAATGCAGGCGAGATGAAGCGCACCGCTGCCATGCTGGATGAGGTGAAGGAGTCCATTATCAATGCATATGAATTGAAAACCGGTCTGACGCGGGATAAGATTTCAGAGCTTATGGCCGATGAAACGTGGCTTTCCGCT